GAGGAGAGCTGGCGCTTGCTGGATTGTACGCTTTTTGTGACCATTGAGCCGTGTGTCATGTGTAGTGGGGCGATTGGACTTGCCCGTATTCCAAACGTGGTCTATGGGGCTAAAAACCAGAAATTTGGCGCTGCTGGGAGTTTGTACGATATCTTGACAGATGAGCGTCTCAATCATCGTGTGGAGGTTGAAACGGGAATTTTGGAAGATGAATGCGCAGCTATTATGCAGGACTTTTTTAGAAATAGACGGAAAAAATAATTTTGCTTTTAAAATGAATAGGAATGTGATATAATAAATAGTGGAGCAACAGTTCTGCGTGAAGCGGGTCAGGGGAGGAATCCAGCAGCCCTAAGCGATTTGAATTGTGTGCTCTTTTTTCGTACAACTTAAAAACCCTTTAATATCAACACTTTAAAGGGTTTTTGTTTGTCTTATATGATAAAAAGGGGCAGACGAGGGGCACAATTTAAAATTTTATCTTGTCTAACTTGCTAGATATGTCTGATACCATTTTTTGGGTGACATGAGAATAAATCTCTAGTGTGGTCTTTGAGTCACTATGTCCTACTCTATCCATGATGGCAGTCAAAGGAATGCCTAGCTCAGCAAGTAGGGATATGTGAGAATGTCTAAATGTATGTGTAGTTATATTTTTTTCTATGCCGATTTTTTGACCATGTCTTTTCAATGCACAAATAACCCTGGCATTTGTTATTGGTTCTCCTAGAGTATTGATGAAAATAAAATCTGTATCAAATCCATTTGTCGCATTCTCTATTATTTGCTCTTTGATAATATCTAACACTTTTTGAGGTGCTGTTATAACCCTATCGGACTTGATTGTCTTTGGTGTAGTTCTCTCTTTTTGTCTGAAATCGTATGTATGCTTGATGTGAATAGTCTTTTTAGAAAAATCTATATCCTCCTTGTAGTTTAAGGCTGCTAGTTCTCCATACCTCATGCCAGTAAGAAAAAGAACTTTAGCTATTCGGATATACTTTGTAATTCGATAATCACATAGGGCCTCGTCTTTTAAATTTTGGATGAATAACTTAAACTCTTTTTGGTCTAAGTATTTTGTGTTTTTCTTCCTGAGTTCGTCGGATGTAATTACTTTTCTAGGCGTTTCAACAAATAGCATTTCATTTGTATCAATATAATTCATTCTGATAGCGAATTTCATTATCTGATTGAGCTTGAACTTGATTTTAGAAACATAGTTATGAGATCTCCCGTCTTGTAATAGTTGATCTATTACTTTTTGTAATAAACGTCTATCAATATTTCTAACTAGGTAGTCGCCCTCTATCTGCTTTAAAATCTCTTTTTTTACATTTTTTGAAGCATAGACTGTTGAATTTTTAACACCGTGTTTCCAATTCTCCTCGAATTCCTCATATAGTTTTTCAAAAGTTATATCAGAAACAAAATGTTGTTTTTCTCCTAACTTTTGTTTTATCTTTTCCTGCAGCAAGATAGCAGCTTGATTTCTTGCCTGGGGAGTTTTCTTCTCCATGGTCACTGAAACTTTTTTTAATTTCTCAGTATATGGATCTTTATATCGCTCAAAAAATTTGTATTTTCCGTTGGGAAGTTCTTCTATCCACATTGCGTTTACCTCACTTTTTTGTTAAAATGGGTATAAGAAAACGACCTTTTGAATGGTTGTTTCTTATAGACGATTTCCTCACACTCAGAAGTTTGCCGACCGAGAGTGTGGGGATTTTTTATTATTCAAATCCTTTGAAGCTATCTAAAATCTTATCTTTTGAGTCAGTCGGGTTAACAATCATAACAACGAAATCACCGTAAATTGTAACAGGCTGATCAAGTAGTTTTTTATCTTTCTTGATTGTCGCAAAGTATGGATTGTTTTCCTCGTACTGATATACTTCTACTGAGCTTCCATCTGGTAAAACAAATCCTTTACCATCTTTTGCTTGTACTAGCGAAGATGATTTTTCTTGTTCTCGTTCAATGGTAAAACCATTATCTTCTAGCGCTTTCTTGAAGTCATCTAAACTTTTCGATTTTTTAGAAGCAGGCTTTTCACTTGCCTTTGTTTCTTTAGCTTCAGACTGTTCCGTTTTTGGTTGCTCCGAGCTACCTTTTGTAGCAGATTGATTACTAGAACAAGCTGCGAGAGTAAAAGTAGCAGTAAGTAAGATAGCTGATGTTATAAGTGCTTTTTTCATAGGTATTCTCCTTTATTTTGAATTATATATCGCAGTTAAAATTATTGCTCCTCTGTTTGTTTTTATAGTTATTCTGATGAACTATCCTATCAATTCATAATATTCGTCAATGACCATCAATTCGTCTGCGACTGTTCTAAGTTCATGTTTTTGCATGAAATGAAGATAGTTGAATGATTGATGGTCATCTGATAGTGAGAGTTCTTCTTCTAGCAACTTATGGATCATATGTCTATTAGCTTCATTCTCGCACCTAGTGTGGTTGTTTTGATATAGTGCAGTAGAATGTTCCAGATGTCCTAATTCGTGGTATATGACCCGTTTTTTTGCGTCTTCGGACAGTTCACGGTTTATAAAGATAATACTGATTTCTTTGATATAAACTCCAGGTCTATGCCAGAGGTCATTATCAAAGTAAGCGAGAGTGACACCGTGCGAGTCTACTAGCTTTTCAATAGTCATAGGCTATCATCCTTTTTGTGTTATTTTGTTGTTAAAATGGTTACGATGATTGCTAGTATCCCCAGTAAAGTACTAACTAACAATCCGATAAACCAATACATGAACTCTTTTTTGCTTTTAGCTTGCTCTTCTAATCTCTTATTCTCTTGAGTTAGAAACATAGTCTCTACACGTTTCTCGAAATTATCAAATTTTAAATCAACTTGTTCAAATTTCAAGTCGATTTTTTCAAATCCGCTACGCATTTCTTGTCTGAGTTGATCAATTTTTAAATCAATTTTCTCGAATCCATGCTGGGTGTCAGAATTAATTTTATCAAGTTTTAAGTCGATTTCAGATTTGCTGTAAGTATCTTGTGACATAATATTTTCCTCCGATAACATTTCTGACTCCATTATACCACGATTTTGTATGGGTACAGTTTTCAATGAAGATTTAGAAGCGTGAATTGAAGAAACATTGGAAGGGGTAGGTTTGAAATTATCTTGTGTCTCCGGCATTGTTTACCCCCACTTTCCAAAATGATGATAACTATATGCTGTATCTACTTCCTGACCGTTTTCGTCCATCAAGACGAAGAAAAAGAAAAAATCACTTGGGTTCTGTATCGTAAAATTAAAGCTGAAATTTCCAGTAGCCATCCCAAAGCCATCTTCTAGCAAAACAAAGCCCTGCCTTGCAATATTTATTCTCGTAGCATGAACAGGGTAGGACGTACCGTCAGGGAAGTGGGCAGTTAGAGATAAGATATAGTCTGTATCGGGTCTTAGATTAAAAAAATCTAGAAAAGCAATCAAAGATGTTGAACCAGGAAACATATCAAAATTAGTGATCGTTCCTAGAAACTGAGAAGTTTCAGGATTGACAATCCTGATTGCTGTCATCTTTTCTCTGAACGGATTCTTTTTCATTGGAATACTTGTCATACTATCTACCTCTCAAATAAATCTCGATGATGTTCTGGATGGCGTCGATGTCTTCTTCTGTAAGAGGCTTGCCATCGAATGTTTTTGCATTCTCTGCCATCTTTCGGAGGTCGTCTGATGTATACCCTGCGATTGTATCGTCCTTGGCGATAGCTGGATTATCCGTGCGACCAAGCAAGTAGTCGGTGGACACGTTGAAGTAGTCGGCGATTTCTTGTAGGCGGTCAGATTTAGGAGTCTTTTCTTTTAAAGTATAGAGGTAATTTATACTATAGCCTAAATCTTCGGCAACTTTTTGAAGACTTATTCCTTGTTTTTGGGCAAGTTCCTTAATCTTTTCAAGTGTGGAAAACATTGTCATATTACCTTTTCTAAGACATGACAAAAAATATTTTATAAAAAAGTGTTATTTTATATTGACAAAAATAATACTAAAGTGTAAAATAGTTTTTGTAAGTTAATAAGTTAGTAAAAAACGAAGTTAAAACTTATCTAAAATAAATAGCTTTGGCGAGCAAGAAAATTGATAGATACAAGGTTTTATCAAGGTTTTTAATTATGCCTTCATTTTACACTATGGTGTAAAAGTTGTCAAGCATTTTATAAAATTTCTAACTTTTTTTCTTACAAAATAAAAAACGTATTCTATCTGCTTCATAGAATACGCTACGGAAATTGTCTGCTCAGGCCAGAAGCAGTGACACGCAACTCTTGGCAAGTATCCGCACCTCGCACTGCAGTTGGTTAAGGATATTCTTCTTTAAAGTCATAAATGTTTTGAGTCTTACTAACGTTGACTAATCCGGCATAAGTGACTAGCTTTTTGCGAAACGAAGAATAAAGCTTACTGAGACACAGTACCTTTCAAAAATTCTGCCAATTTGCATCAGCTCTTTTCTGTTATAAAGGTGACGTTATTATACTAAATGTAAGAAGATTTGTAAAGGTTCTATTTGCTAAAAGTCAGAGCAGACAACAATTTTCGTTAAAAATAATCAATTTTTTAACTTACAAAGAAAAGGAGGAAGATGAATGTCGAAAAAAGAAGTGTCTCCAATATCTTTAGAGAATCTAAAAAACGATATTCAAAGTTTTGTTGAGAAGGTAGCTGATGAAGCTATTCAACAATCTGAGACATATTCGCAAGCAATTTTGTTAGTTTCTAAAAACACTAGTTTTTCAGAACATGGCTTAGCAATGACAAAGGCTATCCAAGACGAAATCACGAAACGCGCCTTGAATAGCCATGTGTAAAATTTATATAGCTTCGACTTTAACAATTGAAGCAGAAAGCGAGGAGAGAAAAAAAGAAAGGAGGGGTGCTTATGCCAAACATGGATGGTGGACGTCAAAAAATCAGAGATTATCTGAAAGAACACAATTTGACGATGGCGACGCTAGCGGTACAGTATAGCATGGCTCGTCAAGATGTAACTAATATCCTGAACGGTAAGCTGAAAAATCCACAAGCAAATCAGTTCATTGCTCGGGTTATTGAAGATTTTAAAATTCGGTAGCGTAAAAAAGCACCTAACAGAAGTCAGGCGCTCAACAAAATATTCATCTAAAGTATAACACGAAAGGAGAAAAATGGAAGCAGTTGAAATTGTAAGAATTAAAGATGTGATCATCGAAAAAGTCTCTGCTAACGATGAAGAATTAGAACACATCTTTGGATGCTCAAAGCGACAAGCGGGAGACATGAGACGAGAGATGAAAAAGCTACCTAGCCAACAGAAACATCTTAGGAATGATGGCCAGCTCGTCACAATCAAAGGCTTTGACGAATATCTGCAATATCGTGGAACTCAAACTTGGAAGAAAGAAATGGTAAAAAGCAAGAAAATGAGGTCAGTCGGATGAACTTTTTAACAAAAATAAAAAACTGGTTGGAAAAAGAAATAAATACTGACTGGAGAATCGTAGCTTTGGATTTAAACAGAGCATTGATTGACCTTCAAGAGAAATATCAACAAGCAAATCAGCGTATAGCAGATCTTGAAGGAATCGTAGCAATCTATAAAGAAAAGGAAAATGCAAAATGATGGAGTACATTTACATGGTAACAATTGTTGGAATCATCCTGTGGTCGCTAGTAAATAAACTAGATGACCACGCTGAAATGAAACAGCAAGAGCGCCAGCGAATAGCAAGTAATATTGCACGCATGAACCTGAGAAGTTCAGATAAGCAATTTACGTATGATGTAGAACCGCCTGTAGGGTTAGTTAAGGAGTAGAAGATGGTAACAATCAATAAACTAGAAATCGAAAACGTCAAGCGCGTGAAGGCGGTCAAATTAGAGCCGTCAGCAACTGGCTTAACAATCGTGGGTGGAAATAACAACCAAGGTAAGACAAGCGTGCTGGACGCGATTGCTTGGGCGCTGGGTGGTAATAAGTATAAACCGAGCCAAGCTCAGAGAAAAGGCAGTACAATTCCGCCTAGCTTAAAAATCACGCTATCAAACGGCTTGATTGTGGAGCGTAGTGGAAAGAACAGCACTCTCAAGGTCATTGACCCGAGTGGTAACAAGGCTGGTCAAAACTTGCTTGATAGCTTCGTTGAGGAGTTGGCTATCAATTTGCCAAAATTCATGGAGCAGACTAGCAAAGAGAAGGCTAAAACTCTGTTGCAGATTATCGGAGTTGGTCCGCAGTTGTTTGAGTTGGAAATGCAGGAGAAAGCCAAATACGATGAACGCCACGCGATTGGTGTAATTGCTGACCAAAAGGAGAAGTTTGCTAAAGAACAACCTTACTACCCTGATGCACCGAAAGAGCTGGTCTCTATTGCTGAGCTTATCCAACAACAGCAAGCTATCCTTGCCAAAAATGGGGAGAACGCCCGTAAGCGCCAGAACTTAGTATCTATCCAAAATCAACACGCTTCAGCAACTGCAGAGGTTGAACGATTGGAACAATTGCTGGCCGATGCCAAAGAAAAAGAAAGTCAGCTAGCTCAAGACTTGGCTATCGCGAGTACAGATGCCATGGATCTTCTCGATGAATCTACTGAAGAAATTGAAAAGAACATCGCAGAGATTGACGAAATCAATCGTAAAGTGCGTGCTAATCTAGACAAGAATAAGGCAGAAGAAGATGCTAAGGTTTATCGCGAGCAATACAAGGAACTTGATAATGTGATTGATGACATCCGTAAGCAGAAGACAAACTTGCTCACGAACGCAGACTTACCGCTGCCGGGCTTATCCGTGGATGATGGAGAATTGCTCTATCTTGGTCAGCGCTGGGATAACATGTCTGGTAGTCAGCAGCTGCAAGTTGCGACCGCAATTGTGCGAAAATTGAAGCCAGAATGTGGTTTTGTGCTGATTGACAAGCTGGAGCAAATGGATCAGCAGACTTTGCAAGAATTTGGAGCATGGCTTGAACAAGAAGGTTTGCAAGCTATCGCTACAAGAGTTTCAACAGGAGACGAATGTAGCATCCTGATTGAAGACGGGTATAGCGTGAAGCCAGAGGTGGCCCAAGCACCAAAAACATGGCAAGGTGGATTTTAGAAAGGAGCAAACCTATGAGCAAACTACGAGGCTATCGGGTTATGTTAGGACTAACTCAGCAACAGATGGCGGACAAGCTAAAAATTTCTTTGCAGTCATACAACAACAAAGAATTAGGTAAAACGCCATTCAATGACAAGGAACGCCTAGCGATTAAGTCAATGGTCGCAGAAATCAAATCAGATATAACCATAGATGAACTGTTTTACAGTTAGAAAGGGGAATAATATGGCTACTGCACAATTACATAAAAAGAACTCAATGATTCTGAGGTTTCATCAGGCTGACGGAGTACATCCCAAAAATGGTGAAAAAATCAACATTTCATTTTCTGGCGTGACGACTGTTATTGAATACAAAGGTCGATTAGTCACTTGGGATATCCAGGAAATGATTAACGAAGCGATTGATTTAATTGAAAGAGAGGACGAATAATGCAAATCACAAGAGGAAAACGAGCGCGAGCTCAAAAAGTAGTTATCTACGGCCCTGAAGGAATTGGGAAATCCACGTTTGCTGCTGAATTCCCAAATGCTGTCTTCATCGATACGGAAGGGTCAACCGATAATATGGATGTGGCACGACTCGACAAGCCAACCAGCTGGACCATGCTCGTCAATGAGATCGCTTTTATCAAGGCCAATCCGACCGAGTGCGGGACACTCGTCATCGACACAATCGACTGGGCGGAAGCTTTGGCAGTTAATTACATCTGTTCGCAACATGGTAAGCAAGGGATTGAAGATTTTGGCTGGGGCAAGGGGTACACATTTGTACAAGAAGAAATGGGACGTTTCTTAAATAGCCTGTCTGACTTGGTAGATATGGGCATCAACGTGGTATTGACTGCGCACGCTCAAATCAAGAAATTTGAACAACCGGACGAGATGGGTTCTTATGACAGATACGAACTAAAGCTTGGTAAGAAGACAAGTTCCCAGACGGCACCACTTGTAAAAGAGTGGGCAGACATGGTTCTATTTGCAAACTACAAAACCTTAGTCATGACGGCCGACAATGGCAAGAAGAAGGCGCAGGGCGGTGAGCGCGTGATGTATACCAATCATCGACCGGCTTGGGATGCTAAGAATCGACATGGTTTACCAGATAAATTACCGTTCCATTATGCAGGGATTGCTCATATCTTTGCTGTCCAACAAGTACAGGCGCCTGTGCCACAACCTCAAGCAGTCGCTCCAGAACCTCAGCAGACTGTTCAGCAAGCCCCTGAGCAAGTTCAAGAAGAATTGCCTCTCGATATGTCGCAGGTAGCTGAAAAACCTCAAAATGAAGCTTCTAGCACGCCACAGACATTACCTAAACAATATCATGCAAGCTTGCCAAAGAGTTTGACGGACCTCATGTCTCAAGGTAACGTGACAGAAGAAGAACTTCAAAAAGTAGCTTACATTCGCGGGCACTTCCCGCTAGGAACTCCGATCGAAAACTTTCCGCCTGATTATTGGGATATGATTGTGGCACATTGGCAGGCAACTATGGAAGTTATTCAAAACCAAGTGCGAGCAGACCCTGAATTGCCCTTTACCGTGTAAGTTTTGGGAATTAGAAATCATAGCAAAATATAATAAGGAGTATCTATGAAAGATAAAACTATTAAAATTGATTTGTCAAAAATTGCAAATACAGCCTTACAAGAAAAGGTTGACAAAGAACTTGAAAAAGTCCTTGAGAATATTCTGGATCTCAATACAGAAGCTAAAGCAACCCGCAAGGTTACTATCACGCTAACGATGTCAACAGATGATGAGCGTACAGTCGTTAAGACAGGTATGGAAGTCAAATCTACCCTAGCGCCACAAAAAGGCGTTGCAACAACTGTCATTGTCGGTCGTGATGACACTGGTAAAATTCACGCAAATGAGCTCAAGAGCGGCATCCCTGGTCAGACTTACTTTGATGACAATGGAGACATGAGAACTGACACTGGCGAACTCGTCGAAGAAGTAGAGCAACAAAACACAAATATCATTGATTACAACAAAAAGAAAGCAGGTAACTAACCATGACAGAAAATATTAAAGATGCATTATCATACGCAGTCGAACTAGCGGGTAAAGAAAACAAAATCATTCGTTCAGAGACAGGGAAGGAATATTTTGACAGCGATGAATATGACTTACAGGAACTTAACCCTCGTAAGTACGCCCCTATCCTTGAGCTTCAGACACTCAAAAGTCTTGTTGACTATCTCAAATCAGATAACGATTTCATCAGTGATCGTAAACTTGTAGTTGTCGTGGACAGTTTCCAAAAAGTATCTGTATATGATCAAGTTGATTTTGAAAATGGCAAACGTCCTCAGCTCGTGTCTGTAAAAGCAACCGTTCCAGTTATTCCTTTTAGCAATTGGCGCGACCAAGAAGAATTCAATATTATGCTGCAGTCTATGTTTATCGATGATGCAGACCGTAATTTGGTTTTGGATTTTGCTAGCCATTTGAAAATCGAAAAAGGTGCAGAAGTACAGGACAATGGCATCAGTCAAATGGCTACGGTTCGCGATGGTGTAGCAAGCCTAGCACAAGCTAAAACTCCAAATCCAGTAACCTTGCGACCATATCGTACTTTCAACGAAGTAGAGCAGCCTGCTAGTCAATTCGTCTTCCGCATCAACAAATCGGCGAGCCTTGCGCTCTTTGAAGCAGATGGGGGAAAATGGAAATTAGAAGCCGTCGAAAGCATCGCAAATTATTTAAAAAATGAACTTGCTAGCAACAAAAAAATTACTATTTTAGCTTAAAGGAGAAATCAACATGACACAACAATACAATAACTTTGATCACGAAATTGATTGGGAAGGTACTATCGAAAAAGACTCGGACCGTGTCCTATTGCCCGATGGATTGTACTATTTTACAGTCGTTGGCATGGAACGCACACGACACACACCAAATCCGCAAAATCCCGGAAAATTGCCAGCGTGTAACAAGGCTATCGTTAGCATCAAGATTGTAGCTAACGAAGGCGAGACCGAATTGCGTCACAATCTATTCCTACACAGCTCAACTGAAGGAATGTTATCTGCTTTCTTTGCGGCTATCGGCCAAAAGAAAAAAGGCGAACCGCTTCGCATGAACTGGAATACCATCATTGGCGCAACTGGTGTATGTAAAATCGGAACCAGACAGTACAATAACAACAATTACAACGAAGTCAAATCTATGCTCTATCCTGAAGATGTGGACTATACAAAAGTGTTGAATCAACAACCCGGGCAAGCTACACAACCAAGCTACCAACAACCGCAACAGCCGAATTTTGCACAACAGCCACAAGCACAAGCTGGATACCAAGCTGGGCAATTCTAGGAGGTAAGGGATGCAATTAAGACCTTATCAACAGGAAGCACGGGAAGCTGTTCAAGCTGAATGGGCTAAAGGTCGCAAGCGCACGCTCTTAGTATTACCAACAGGATGCGGGAAGACAATCGTCTTTTCTAAAATCATTGAAGACCAAGTGAAAGAGGGCAAGCGTGTGCTTGTCCTTGCTCATAGGTCAGAGCTTTTGGAGCAGGCTAGCGATAAGCTCAAGACTGCGACAGGTCTCGGAACGGCTTTAGAGAAAGCAGAGAACACCTCTATCGGTTCATGGTATCGTGTTGTAGTTGGTTCTGTTCAGACGATGCAGAGAGAGAAGCGACTTAGTCAATTCCCTCCCGATTGGTTTGATACGATTGTAGTTGACGAAGCTCATCACGCTATTTCAGACGGTTATCAACGCGTGCTTGGATATTTTGAACAGTCCGATGTTCTCGGGGTAACAGCGACGCCAGACCGCGGAGATATGAAGAATCTTGGTTCTTACTTTGACAGTCTCGCTTACGAATATTCGCTGGTACAGGCTATCCAAGAAGGGTACTTATCAAAAATCAAAGCCTTGACGATACCGCTCAGCTTGGATTTATCAAATGTCAGTATGTCAGCTGGCGATTTCAAAGCGAGCGATGTTGGAACGGCGCTAGATCCTTATCTGGAGCAGATAGCAGACGAAATGGTCAAGCAATGTGCTGACCGCAAAACAGTCGTATTCTTACCACTAGTGAAGACCTCACAGAAGTTTCGAGATATTCTTAATTCAAAAGGTTTTAAAGCTGCTGAAGTCAATGGAGAGTCCAAGGACCGTGCAGAGGTTTTAGAAGACTTTGAGAAAGACCGTTACAACGTGCTCTGTAACTCTATGCTTTTGACCGAAGGCTGGGATTGTCCGTCAGTGGATTGCGTAGTTGTGCTAAGGCCTACCAAAGTACGTGCCTTATATAGCCAGATGGTGGGGCGTGGTACTCGTTTACATCCAGGAAAGGAAGAATTACTCTTGCTAGACTTCCTCTGGCATACAGAACGCCACGAGTTATGTCGGCCAGCTCACTTAATCTGTGAGACTCCAGAAGTAGCTCAGAAAATGGTTGAGAACATGGAAGAGCAGACAGGTGTCATGCTTGACCTTGAAGATATGGAAGTCAAGGCAACCGAGGACGTCGTCGCACAGCGTGAAGAGGCTTTGGCAAAACAGCTGGAAGAGATGCGCAAGCGTAAACGCAAACTAGTAGACCCGTTGCAATTTGAGATGTCTATCCATGCTGAAGATTTGTCAAACTACGTGCCTAACTTCGGATGGGAGATGGCACCTGCTAGTGATAAGCAAATTAAAGCTCTTGAGAAATACGGCATACTTCCTGACGAAATCTCGAATGCTGGAAAGGCTGCGTTATATTTAGATAGATTGCACAAACGTCAATCTGAAGGTCTGACTACACCGAAGCAAATTCGCTTCTTAGAAGGTCGTGGCTTCAAGGATGTTGGGATGTGGCAATTTGATCATGCTAAAAATATGATTGATCGCATTGCAACAAACGGATGGCGATTGCCAGCAGGCGTGAGACCTGCTGAATATGTACCGAATTAAAGAAGGAGAAAACAGTGGCAGAGAATGATTTTAATTTGTTGCCGTTGCTGGATTACATCAATCCTGCCACGGTAGACTACCAGACATGGATAAATGTGGGTATGGCCTTAAAACACGAAGGCTACACGGCATCTGACTGGGACAACTGGTCACAAAATGATAGTCGGTACAAGAAATTTGAATGCTTCAAGAAATGGGATACTTTCAACGAGGAAGCAGGAACTATCGTGACGGGTGCGACTATTACCCAACTTGCAAAAGAAAACGGCTGGGTGTCGCAATCTGGCTACGATAGCGAGAATGCTCATGAGCTAGGTTGGACAGATACAATTGACCGTGATTATCGTGTCATTGATAAAGATTGGATCGAGGGCAAGGAAATCCACGAGCCGACTATTTGGAATCCAGTTCAGGAAATCATCAAATACCTTGAAACACTTTTTGAAGCTAGCGAAAATGTAGGTTATGTGACCAAATGCTATCCAAAGACTGATGACAAAACGGGAAAGATTGTCAAATGGTTGCCAACCAAAGGAGCTTACGACCGCACAGCTGGTGAATTGATTCAACTCTTACAAGAATGTAATGGAGATATTGGAGGTGTTCTTGGGGACTATCACGAAGAAGCTGGCGCATGGGTTCGATTCAATCCAATGGACGGAAAGGGCGCTAAAAATGAAAATGTGACGGATTTCAGATATGCTCTGGTCGAATCCGACAGTATGCCGATCGATAAACAAAACGCCATCTACAAAGAACTTGAATTGCCAATTGCAGCCTTAGTACACAGTGGGAACAAGTCATTGCATGCCATCGTCAAAGTAGATGCTAAGAATTATGAAGAGTATCGGAACCGGGTTGATTATCTTTATAAAATCTGTCAGAAGAACGGAATTATAGTTGATACTCAAAATAAAAATCCAAGTAGACTTTCGCGCATGCCAGGTTTCGTCCGAAATGGCCAGAAGCAATTTCTAGTAGATACCAACATTGGTAAAGCTGATTGGGACGAGTGGTACCAATACATCGAAGACTTGAACGATGATTTACCTGATCCTGAAGGATTGGCCGACAGTTGGGATAATTTGCCAGAATTGGCGCCTGAGCTGATTAAAGGCGTGCTTCGTCAAGGTCATAAGATGCTGATTGCCGGGCCTTCAAAAGCTGGTAAGTCATTCGCTTTGATTGAGATGTCAATCGCTATTGCCGAGGGCAAGAAGTGGCTAGGCTGGGATTGTACGCAGGGGCGTGTCCTTTATGTTAATTTGGAGCTAGACAGACCGTCTGCCTTGCATCGTTTCCGCGATGTCTACCATGCAATGGGATTGGCTCCGCAAAATATCAACAACATCGATATCTGGAATCTACGTGGGAAGACCGTACCGATGGACAAGCTAGCACCTAAGCTCATTCGTCGAGCTTTGAAAAAGAATTATATCGCAGTCATCATCGACCCGATTTACAAGGTCCTGACGGGTGACGAGAATAGCGCAGACCAGATGGCACATTTTACGAATCAATTTGATAAAGTGGCCACAGAGTTAGGTTCTAGTGTTATCTACTGTCACCACCACTCTAAGGGTTCTCAAGGTGGCAAGAAGTCCATGGATCGCGCTAGTGGTTCGGGTGTATTCGCTCGGGATCCTGACGCGCTTATCGACTTAGTAGAGCTAGAAGTGTCAGAGGAATTACTTACTCAAAGGCTGAATCAGGCAGCGTGCGAAGTATATAAACAGGCTTTGCAAGAGCGAAATAATTCCTATTACCAACAGAATGTCGGGCTAGATGACCTCTTAAGCCCTGCGCAGATGCGGACACATTTCGAGAAAGGCATCCCTGATGTCATGGCTCGTGTTCCTTATGTAGACAAGCTCGAGGAAGTACGCAATAAGGTCCAGATAGCGACTGCGTGGCGAGTCGAAGGCACGCTCCGAGAGTTTGCCAAGTTTAAGCCAGTGAACATGTGGTTTAGTTATCCAGTACACGCGCTTGATGAAACAGGCGTGCTTGCGGATATTAAGCTGGACGATGATAAACCGAGCTGGCAAAGAGCTAAAGAAACTCGCAAAAAGAATGCGAAGGAAGATAAAAAGCAAAAGCTGATAGAGTTTGACGAAGCTATCGAAAAAGCAAATTACGGTGAACCACCATCGAAAGAGGATGTGGCAGATTATTTAGGTATAACAGTTAGGACTGTCGAAAGACGAATAAAAACATCTAAAAAATACCAAATAGATAAAAATACAGGCAATATTATCCCTGTAATAAAATCAGCGACAGAACCGTAAAATTCTGGTCGTGTCCTAATAGCGACAGCACTATAAAAAATACGGTAGTGTCGTTGTCGCGACAGAACCATAAAATACGGTAGTGTCGTGCGACAGACAACTATATATTATATATATAGATAATGTCCTGTCGTCCATCATGTCCATACCTGTATAGACAGGGTTGCTAAAAACGCACCCTGTCATATACAAGGTCCATGGACTAAAAGCGAAATTTAAAAAAGAAAAGGAGTACATTTATAAAAATGTCTATTGAATTCTTTTTACCTATGCAAAAAATTCCGACTACGACTCACCAGCAAAAAAAGGTAAACGTGAGATTTGGTAAGCCAATCTTTTATGAGCCAGAGGATCTGAAAAATGCCAGAGCGAAATTTGAGAGCTTGCTTGCACAGCATGTGCCTCCGGATAAAATTAAAGGAGCAATTCGTCTGACGGTTAAGTGGTGCTTTCCTCGTATCAAAAAAAGCTACGACGGCCAGTACAAGACCACGAAGCCAGATACGGACAATCTGCAGAAGTTGCTCAAGGATTGCATGACGAAACTTGGATATTGGCAAGACGATGCCCAAGTGGCCAGCGAGATTGTCGAAAAGTTTTGGGCAGACACAGTCGGGATCTATATCAAGATTGAGGAATTGCCATGAAGATTGACTACATAGATTTCTTTAGCAGAGTCATTCCTGAATGGATGGCGCGCAGCAATCAGAAGAGTCAAGAAGTCGGATTTGGTTCAGACGCTTATTGGCAATGGGTCGTGTTGTCTATCGGAGAAATTTGCAAGCAATACAATGATGACGAGCTGGTGATGGAGCAATTCGGTCTACTCTTTAACTGGCTAGAAAAACAAGCGGAAGGAACAGGAAGTTAATGGTTACGTGTGAGTTTAGTACAGATAAAAAAACTTGGAAAAAGCTGGGTGACGAAACAGTGACAGAGTTACATGATAGTGTAAATAACCCAAGCCACTACCAAGGACGATATGGTATGCAATCTATCGATGCTCTAAGAAATTTTATGACACCAGAACAATTAAAGGGTTTCTATCTAGGAAATGCTTTGAAATATCAGTTGCGGTTTCAAAAAAAGAATGGGCTTGAAGATCTGAAGAAAGCTCGTAAGAATCTGGATTGGTTAATTGAGGAATTTGAGGTAGAAAAATGAATAAACAGGAATTGATTAAAGCAGTTATTGAGTTACCAGTAGATTGCAGTGGCTCTAGACCTAAGATTGATAAATTAACAACGTTGGAATTGATAAAGTTATTAAAAGAACCAGAAAAAGTCACAATTCCGAAATTTGTGGCGGATTGGATAGAGTATTGTAAATTTACTCATGTTGATTTGCAACACGCTTTAATTGTTGGCGATGTATACTTTTACAACTATGCAAATCAAAAAGATTTTTCAAAACTAAAAGAATTTTTAGAAACTGAAAATAACCAAGCGACCTTCGCTCGAGCATGGCTTGACAGTTATGATATTCAGGGAACAAAATATGTAGTGACCGATGGTAATCATTTGTATTTCAAAAACTATCAAGAAGATATTGAAATTGTCATACTAGTGGATGAACAACCTGGTACGATGAAGTATGTTAAGAAATTCGACACAAAGGAAGAAGCCCAAAAGGCTGCGGATATTCTTGGTTGGAAAGTTCAGGAGGTAGATTGATGGCAAAGATAGTATTAAAAAATCCTTACTTTGAAGAAGAAATCAAGGTAAAAGAAGATTATGGGCATATTCTAAATATGTTGGAATGGCTTGAGCGAGGTAATATAAATTATCTTCATTTACAACAGATTGAGCCTACTGAAACTATCATCACGATAAATCCCAAAAACTTTGCAAAGATTGAATTTTACGAGGAGGATAAATGACGATAAACATCAAACAACGATTAAAAGCGTTACAGTACATCGATATCAAAGCGAAGTCAAAACACCAGGAAATCATTAGCTTGAAATCGAGCATTTTGCGAGGGCAGCAGTTTGACAACATGCCAAAATCGAAAAATAATAAAAATCAATCAGAAGAATTGAATATTCTGATTATTGATAAAACAGAACAGCTCTATCAAGAAATTCAAGTTTTATATAAAGAGCGTGATGAGTTGGTTCAAGCAATCGAATCGCTAGACGATCCGGTAGAAAATATCGTAATGCGGTTGTTTTATATCGATGGTATGACATGGAATGAAGTCGAAGCTAAGCTAAAATACAGTAGAGGCGCTATTCAAAAAATCAGAAAGTCTGCCTTTGAGAATTTATCTAAAAAATGTGAACGAAGTGAACTAAAGTGAACTTTTAAAGTGATATTATGGTATTGTCAGCAAGTACGGTAAAGCGGATTGATGACTCCTTTAATGTTTAATGGTATCAGGGTGGTAAGCTGGTGATCTCCTCTTTGTGTTATTTAGTTCAATCCCTGGTGCCGTTATTTAGATTTTTAGTGTAGTGGTAACACAACAGTCTCCAAAACTGTTATCGTGGGTTCGATTCCTGCAAAGTCTGTGAGAGGTCTTGTATCAAGTCACACATTGTGTGGCTTTTTGTTTTGTAAAAAATGGAGGTGATGGAAAATGGGATGACTGAAAAACAAAAGATTTTTGCCGATGAGTACATCATCTGCTTAAATGCAACGCAGGCTTATAAAAAAGCCTATCCAAATATCAAAAAGGATGAGGTAGCAAAAGCTGCAGGAAGCAGATTGTTAACTAATGTTAACGTCAAATCCTATATAGAAGAGCGATTGGAAGAGTTGAAATCCGAGCGTGTAGCAGACCAGCAGGAAGTCCTAGAGTTCCTCACTTCTGTGATGCGCGGTGAAGTTACTGAACCACTGCTTGTTTTAGACGGAGAAGGCACTCAACGTGTCGTAGAGGCAAAGCCTAATGTATCAACTCGTAAGAGTGCTGCTGTTGATTTAGGCAAGCGATATGGTCTGTTTACCGAGAAAGTAGATATCAATGCTACAGTTACCGAGACTAAGAAGTTTGACGATATCGTTAGTCAGTTGGGCGGTGATGGACTTGACGAATAGCTTCCCTTTATCTCAAAAGTACATCGACTTTTGCAACAGCTTTAATAATGTTGATGCGGACTTTTTGGAAGGTACAACAGCAGCTGGAAAAACAACGGTTGGTGTTGGTGTCAAGTTTATGCGAGCAGTCAGCAGAAGTTCGAAGAAATTTCACATCATTGCAGCAAAGACAGTTGGTGTAGCCGAAAAGAATATCATTAATCAGGATAACGGAATTTTAGACATCCATAAAACATCCGTCTACTGTGGTAATGGTGATAAAGATTCGAAGATTCCTCACATCAAGTTTGAGGGGAAAATTATTTATGTACTGGGATATGACAACAAGGAAAAATGGAAGCTGGTTCTCGGTGGACAGTATGGATGTGTCTATATTGATGAGGTCAACACAGCTGACATCGAGTTTGTTCGTGAGTTGTCCACACGTAATGATTATTTGATGGCAACGCTCAATCCGGATAATCCTGATTTACCGGTCTACAAAGAGTTCATCAACAAGGCGAGACCATACAAAAAATACGCAGGCGATGTGCCGGAAGAAATTATGCGAGACCTATCAGAACCAGCTAACCCTAAATGGCGTTACTGGTTTTTTACGTTTAATGACAACCTGTCATTGACACCAGAAGCCATCCAGAAGAAAAAGGATGCTGCACCAGTTGGGACTAAGCTCTACAAAAATAAAATACTTGGTCTACGTGGCCGAGCAACAGGAATTGTCTTCGTTAACTTTGATAGTAAAAGACATGTGTTGAGTAAGTCTTTTGTAAAGAATACGGTCACGTTCCAGCGGTTCACAGCTGGACTAGATACAGCTTACTCAGCAAGTAGTCCGGATACAATTGCAATGATTTTTCAAGGAATATCAGATGACGGGAAGTTATATACGCTGGATGAGGAAGTCTACAACAACGCTGAGCTTGATGTACCGATTGCACCATCTGATACTGTTGTCAAGTTTATCAATTTCCTAGAGCGCAACCGTGGTGAATGGGGGTTGGCGCGTGATGTCTTTGTTGATAGTGCGGACCAAGCGACAATTACAGAATTAAACAAATACAAGCGACAATACGGCTGTCTGTATATCTTTAACAATGCTTATAAGAAAACTAAGATTATTGACCGGATCAACTTCCAAATTGGTTGGTTAGCTCAAGGTTGCTACTATGTGTTGAGTCATTGTACGAATCACATCAAAGAGCTAAACACGTATGCGTGGAAAGAAGGAAAAGATGAGCCGGAAGACGCAAACGATCATACAATCAATGCGAATCAGTATGCGTGGTTGCCATACAGGAAGATAATTGGAAGAAAGGAAAACTAAAGTGGGAATAATGGATATGATCAGAAGGAGTATGAGAAGTTTTCTCAAACTGGAACAGGCACAGCCAAATGTCATCACAATTACAGAGGCAATGACGTTTGAAGATAATGCAGCCAAGAACCAAATCTGGTACCGTGGCGACTCATACGAACTGGACCAGCTCTACAAGCAATTACCACACATCAACATCAACTTTTGGGGAGCGACAAGCACTCCTGGGCAAGAAATTAGAAAAATTCACACAGGAATACCTGGTCTCATCGTTGATAGGTTGGTAGATATCACGCTGCACGATATGAATGATTTAGACTTTGCCGAGAAAGCGCAAGGGACTTTGTGGGAAGAGATTGCTGAAGATAGCAACTTCCACGATCAACTGCAGGAGGCGATTAAAGACAGTCTTGTGATGGGTGATGGTGCTTTTCGTATTTCATTTGATCCCGGGCTTACATCATTGCCTATTGTTGAATGGGTTGGTGGAGATAGAATTGAAATCATCTACAACCGTGGAAGATTGAAAGAAGTTATTTTCCGCACGCACTTCACAGAACACAGACGGAGCTATTTGCTCGAGGAAATCTACGGCTATGGCTCATTAACTTATAAGCTCTACAGGGGCGAAACTGAGCTAGATATGAGCGCGACAGAGTACACCGCTAACCTTTCCGATGTAGCGTTTGATAAATCCGTTATCTTGTGCTTGCCGTTTAAGATTTACACGTCACCTAAAGTAAAAGGTCGTGGTCAATCTATCTATGATCGTAAGACAGATGCTTTTGATAGCTTGGATGAGTCTTGGAGTCAGTGGATGGATGCTCTTCGCTCTGGACGATCACGAGAGTATATTCCTGAGAACTTACTTCCTAGAGATCCTTACACAGGAGAAATTAGTAAGGGCAATCCTTTTGACCATCGTTTTATCAAGGTCGAGACGGCTATGGGTGAGGATGCCAAAAACACAATCACATTGCAACAAGCTAATATCCCACATGAAAGTTATTTGAGTACATATGTGACCGCGCTTGATTTAGCTTTACAAGGTATCATTAGCCCATCCACACTCGGTATCGATGTCAAGAAGCTAGATAATGCCGAGGCACAACGTGAGAAAGAAAAGGCAACTCTCTATACTCGCAATGCTATTGTGACAGCTCTGCAAGATTACCTGCCAAAGTTAATTAGTATGGTTTTGAATGCTGATAGTGTGCTTAAGAAAAACCCGCTACAGGAAGTCAAGGTTGACGTGCCGTTTGGTGAGTACGCCAACCCTAGTTTTGAATCACAGGTTGAGACAGTTTCTAAGGCTAAGACAGGTGGTATCATGTCGATTGAAGCGAGCGTTGAGGAATTATACGGTGACTCAAAAGACCAGGAATGGAAAGACCAGGAAGTGGCAAGAATCAAAGTGGAGCAAGGTGTGACAGAAGTCAACGTGCCATCATTGAATGAAGTTGCTAACGATTTTGAGATAGAGAAGGAGGCTGAAGATGCTGAAGACGGTGACGATAGGACAGAGGATCTATCACATGAGTCAGAAGGAAGCGCAGGGACTTCTACAGATAGCGAGCGATAATGTAGAGTTTGGTATCTATGCTGTTGAGAAGAACAACAAGTTGGATATGCTCAACCTCAAAATGCCTAGTAAAACAGCTTTGAAACGACAATTGAGAAGTTTTAAAGCGCAAGGTTTTAAGGTGTATTGCAATGGCTTATGATGTATCTAAAGCATTTGAGCGAATTGAAAACGATCTGCTTGATTCCATGATTAGAAATCTAGGAAGGCATAAGGCAGAGGAAACTGCTGAAGGTTTTGAATGGGAACAATGGCAGGTCGCTCAATTGAAGGAGCTTGAACGATTTAAGCGAGCTAATGCCAAAAAATATAGCAAAGAGTTTGCCAATATCAATAGCAAGATTTCCACTGCTATACAAGAAGCCTATAGGCAAGGCATGGATGATGAGGAAATGTCTATCCTGGAAGCTATCAAGAACGGTTTTGAATTTAACAGTGGAAAAGATAACCTAGGAGCTTCATTTTTTGCTATCAACGAACGAAAGTTGAATGCGTTACTTAACTCGGTCGAGCATGATATGAAGACGGCAGAGCATGCTGTATTGCGGTATACAGACGACCAGTACAGGCGCACAATATTTGATGCTCAGGTAGCAGCTAACACAGGAGCTAAGACTTACGAGCAATCGGTGGATATGGCCACCAAAGATTTTCTAAGTCGGGGAATCACATGCATCCAATACAGTAACGGTGCCATGGTAAATATCGTATCGTACACTGACATGGCCATTCGGACAGCAACCAAAAGAGCCTACCTAATGGGTGAGGGAGTCAAGCGCCAGGAGTGGGGGATTCATACTGTTATCTTAAACAAGCGATCGAATGCATGTCCTCTGTGCATGCCTTTTGAAGGTAAAGTATTGATTGATGATGTCTGGTCAGGAGGTAGTGCGGATGATGGTCCATATCCATTGTTAAGTTCTGCAATGGCAGCTGGTTTGTATCACCCTAACTGCAAAGATAAGCATACAACTTATTTCCCTGGGATCAGTAGCGAGCCAGAGAAAATATTTACAAATCAGGAATTGGACGACATCAAGGAAAGACAGTTACTGGACAACAAAGTTCAGCATGCTAAGCGACAGGAGAAACGCTTTAGCAGATTATCGCAGTTCAGTCTCGATGAAGACAATGTTCAGAAGTACACATTAAGGGCGGAAGAATGGTCTAAACTTAAGTCTAATGCAGAAGAAAATCTGAAATACTTTGAAGCGAAAAAAGGATACAAATTATACCAAGAGTTTTCACTCGAAAGTGATAGTGATTACAAGAAATTCATCAATCGTCAGAGATTACCTAGAGATACTAGTGGCGTAGCTTCGAAGAAGATTGCTGCAGAGACACGACACATGTATATAGAGGCGACTCGAAAAAAATTCAAGGGAGGTACAGAGCTTGGGCAAGACTTGTTTGCAAGACTAGCCGACCAGTCGGCGATTGCAACTATTGCAGAAACAGGAATTGTAAGATATGAATCTGGAAAACTCTTCCTGAACATGTATAAGGACGTAGACGACCCTCGCGGACCTGGTACTGGTTATTTCCATGAATTTGGTCACCAAATAGATGAGAAGCTGGGTTGGGAATTCACAAAGGATAAAAAAATACTGCAACTTCTGCGTAAAGACTTTATCAATTTATCTGACGAGACTATTTTCGAAGCAATCCATATCAACGATAAAGCCTCTTCGGCATCTGATATATTAGGCGCGTTGAGTGAAGGGAGAATACAAGGCAAGTATTCGCACTCGCTCGTTTACTGGGAGAAAAAAGGAAATATCGAGAGCGAGTTTTTTGCGCATGTGTTTGAGGCACAATTTGATGATGAACGCAGAGAAATACTTGAAAAAACTTTTCCTGAGAGTTATAATTATGTTATAAGTAAACTAAAGGAGAGGTAGTCATGCGGATTATCGAAAGCTATCTACGTGTAGCAGAAAAAGCAGATACATTCAGCGACATCTTTGGATATCGTTTAGTAGCCCCGATTTTTCCTGTAGCGGCTATCTATGGACCACAAGAAGAGAGTGATATCTTTGAAGCAAAACTAGACAAATGTATCAAAGATCAATACGATTATTTTGCAGATGAGTACGGCTATGATTCAGATGAGAAAAGACGTAGACTGCAACGTGAGAAGTATGTATTTTACGATTGTTAATATCACAGAGCGCCGACAAGGTGCTTTTTTTGTACTCAGAAACAGGAGGTAACTATACGTAAGAAAGATTACAATAAATTACTGTAAATCGCTATAAACCGCGTCGAATTCGAGGCGGTTTTTCCTATACTCTAACCGTACGGAATTCCATACGGTTTTCTTTTTGTCCGAAGACTAAAAACTACGTGGAGACACCAGTGACAATAACTGAAATAGGGAGACACCCTTAAAACTGAAAGGAGAACGCTATGTTCAAACGTAAACTATTTTTCCATAATGCAGATACAGGAACTGGCTCTGCCTCTGCAGGTGGACAAGACACGTCAAGCCAAACTCAACCAGCTAGCACTCCTGAGATTGACTATGACAAAATCGCTAGCATTGTCGAAGGCAAGCAAAAAATTGCTGAAGACACTGTGCTAAAAAATTACTTTAAGCAGCAAGGATTGAGTGGTGAAGAAATGGCTCAAGCTATTACTGCTTTTAAATCGCAGAAAGCTGATGCAACACCAGACGTCACATCACTACAGCAACAGTTAACGCAGGCACAAGCAAGTGCATTGCAAGCTAATTTAGAGCGCAATCTACAATTAGCAGCAATCGAGGAAGGATTGCCTGTTGGTGTGCTACCTTATGTGATGAAATTGGCTGATACATCAACTCTCACACTTGAATCGAAACCAGAAGATTTCAAAGCTATTGTCGCAAAAGTTTTGGAAGACGTTCCTGCACTGAAGCCAAACAAAGAAGAATCAACTGGGTTTCAACAAATCGGATCTACCGGTAAAACACAACAAACTAACCAAACTGATGCCATTGCTGCAGCGTTTGGTCTTTAATAAAAAGGAGAATTAAATTATGACAGTTTATAACTACGCAGAACAATTCGAACAAGCTTTGCATCAAAAATATGCAAAAGAACTTGCGTCTGTAGATTTGTTTAACTCGAATCCGCAAGTGAAATTTATCAACGCTCAAACAATCAAGTTGCCGAACATCACAGTATCTGGTTACAAAGACCACAATCGTCAAACTATCGGTTTTAATTCTGGAACAATTTCAAACGATTGGGAACCAAAGAAACTCGAACATGATCGCGACATCGAATTTGCAATCGATCCTATGGATGTTGATGAAACAAACCTGGTCGTCTCTATTGCCAATGTCCAAAATACTCTGGAAACTGAACAAGGTATTCCTGAAAAAGATTGCTACGTGTTCTCAAAACTCTACACAGAAGCAGGCAAGTATACTGCTAATGGTGCTACTATCGACACTACAACATTGACTGCAGAAAATATCTTGCAAAAATTTGATGACGCCATGGAAAAAATGGACGAAGCAGGTGTTCCGTCTGAAGGTCGCATTTTGTACGTCACTCCAGCTGTCAACAAGCTCTTCAAACAGGCTAAAGACATCCAACGTGTGCTAGGAGTGAATGGTTCAAATGGCGACGTCAAACGCTCTATCTATAGCCTTGATGATGTTAAAATCAAACAAGTGCAATCAGCTCGCATGAAATCACAATACAACTTTACAAATGGTTGTGTCGCAACAGATGAAGCGAAACAAATGAACTTCATCTTAATCCACCCATCTTGTGAAGTTGCTCGTGAAAAATACTCTTACATCAAAGTATTTACACCAGGGCATGACTCACGTACAGCTGATAACTATTTGCTCCAATCTCGTTTCTACATGGATGCATTCTTGATCAAGAATAAAGCAGCTGGTATCTTTATCAACGCGACAGCGTAAGAAAGGATGGTGTAGTATATGGCATTAAAAGCAATTAAAGGCGCTCGAGTCTATGATATCGATGAGTCAGCGATCAATGATTTTGTTGGTCGTGGCTTTGAAATCTATGAAGATGGTGAATTAAAATATGGTAAATCTGTCGACAAGGTTTCAAAAGAGGAGTACGAAAAAGTTTTGGATGACTTGAAAAAAGCTAACGCTGAAATCAAGAAGCTGAAAGAAGCTAAGGAGTAACAGTCATGTATGCTAGTCCAGATTATTACAAAAAGACGTTTGTTGGTGTGATTTCTGCTGATTTAGAAGTTCTGGCTAGCAAACTTAAATCAGCTTCTGACAAGATTGATATACTTACGTTCAACCGAATCCGTGGCATTGGATTCGACAATCTGACGCCATTTCAGCAGGAAGTTATCCGAAAGGCTTGTTGTCAGATTGTTGATTTTGAGGAGGTTAATGCTGATTTGATAGCTACTACGGTTTCAAACTACAGTATTAATGGTGTGTCAATGCAATTTGGATCCAATTGGAATATTGCTACAGAACAAGGTATTGTTATTTATCGCAAAACCTATGAACTTTTGAAGCAAACAGGATTGACGAGGAGGGTTATTTGATGAAATTTCCACAACTTGTCTTACCTCAATTTTGTCAGACGCCAATCACAGTCACAGTCAACCAAGAGGGAGTTTCTGAAGATGGCGAACCTTTAGAGGCGTTCAGAGCTAATCTAAAGTGCAATTATCAGGACAGTGTCAAAACAGTCCTAACTGAACAGAAGAAGCTGGTCCAAATTACTGGGTCAGCTTATTTCGTTGGTGATATTGCACCGTATTTGCCTACATTGAGCGGTGGGACTGCAATTGTATTTGGTATTGTCAGGAGGATTGTGGACAGCCGGAAAGCTAGAAATCCAGATGGGACTGTTAACTATACCTACATCGGATTGGAGTGATGCTATGTTTGTGAATTCTACAGTAAAGCTAGATTTTGGCACTATCCGCAAACTGGAAAGGGCTCAAATCATAGCACTGGAACAGACTGCTGAATACCTGCATACAGAAGTTGTGCAGGCACAAGTCGTACCATTTGATAAAGGTGTGTTGCAAGGCGAAGCAATGGCTCCAGACTACTCACGTTCATCCCAAGGTGTAGTAAGCCTGGTACATTCCACTCCTTACGCAAGACGATTGTACTTTCATCCTGAATATCAATTCCAGACGAAAGAAAATCCTCATGCAAAAGGGAAGTGGTTTGAAGCCTGGGCTGATGGTGGCAAGAAGTCACACAGAATAAAACAAGCCTACGGGCGACTATACAAACAAATCACGGGGGTTTAAGCATGATTACACTAGCTGAAGTCCGTGACTGGATTAAAACATTTAATGCAGCGAATAACTACTACATTGGCAAGCTCGATAATAAGCAAGAAAACAGTATAGGCATCTATCAACGAAAGACAATCGATGGTCCTCGGGTAGCAATAGGAGGCAGATCACTGGCAAGCTATGAAGTTAAATCAATCAGCATCTTAATTCACTGGAACAAGAATGCGAATGAGACTGAGAAGCGTGCTCAGTACATCTACAATCGTCTATTTGAGGCTGAATCGGTTGTTATCGGTGGAACACCTATTAAGATGATTGCCTTATTACAGAACGAGCCTGTGGATGTAGGAACAGATGATAATAACGTGTATGAGCGTGTTATCGAGCTTGATTTATATTACGAAAGAGAAAGAGAGGGCAACTAATGGCTCAGAAAACTGGGGTATTCCCCGTATATGAAAACCAGTTCCAAGTAAATAAAGGAACTGCAGGAGTTGAATCACTTGTTGATATTGCAGACATGGAATCATTCTCAGTATCATTTGATAATGGTGTTGAAGAATGGAAACCATTTGACCAAAAAGGTTGGACACGCCGTTTGATGACTGCGAAGTCAGTTACAATTTCCGTTTCTGGTAAACGAAATGTAGGTGATGCAGGTAACGACTACATCGCAGGTCTTGCGTTTAAAAATGGTCGTGATTCTGAAGCGGACTTCCAATGGACTTTCCCAGATGGAACTAAAATCAAATTTAAAGACGCGGTTATCAATCTTAAGGACTTTATCTCGGGGGATTCAACTGGTGTTGCACCATTGTCATTTGACGTCATGTCAAATGGTAAACCGGAAGTGGTGCCAGCAGGTTAATTTAGAGGGTTTCGACCCTCTTTTTATTTTAAGGAGGAAATATGGCTGAAGCTGAAGAAACCAACGCAATTGCAACCATAGCTTTTATTGATATCGATACAGGTATCGAATACAAGGCTGGAGATACCGTTGATTTAAGCGGTAAATCCAAAGAGCGAATCGAAGCTATGGCAAGCAAAGAAAATCGAACTGGTCAAGTACTGATCAACATTTTATCTGAAGAAAAGGAAACTGAATAATGTCAAAAGTAATTGATATCACAGAAAAACTCAATTTTGAAGAAAATCCAAAATTGAAAATTAAAGATGCTGAAATTGAAGTCAATACAGATGCAACAACTGTACTGACTCTGATGCAGACTATCGGTGATGAAGAAGGAACTCCATCTGCAAAAAAAATGATGGAAATGTTTGAGCTAATCTTCCCTGAGAATAGTCGTAAAACACTTGATGAAATGCGTTTGAATTTTGCTGATTTAACTACAGTTATTGAAGCAGCGATGACATTGGTCATGGGAGAAGAAGAAGCGGGAGAACAGTGAGCCATACTATGACCTATTTGAGGATTTCGATTTAATCGTCAGTTCTCTCAGGACACAGTATGGCTTATCTGTATACTCTAATGAATTCAAGAATATGAAGTGGAAAGAGTTCAAGGCTCTCTTAGCTGGTTTGTCCGGAGAAACACCGCTTGGTCGAATCGTCCAAATTCGAAGCGAAGATGACCCTAAAATGCTAGAAGTATTTTCAGAAGGACAGCACCGTATTCGCAACGAATGGAGATTGAAACTTGCCAAAGAGAAAACAGAACAAGATTTGACTCAAGTTCTTGAAGAATTAAAACAAGCCTTTGTTGAGATGGCTAAGTAGGAGGTGATAGCTATTGGCACAAACAGTTGGCCAGATTGGTCTTGACCTTGTCGTCAACGACAAACAATTTAAAGGGCAGATGAGTGGCTTGCAAGGAATGGCGACGAAAGCTGCCAAGATGCTTGCAGGAGCATTTGCAATCAAGAAACTTGTTGATTTTGGAGCTCAAGCTATCAAGCTCGGTTCAGATCTCAACGAAGTACAAAACGTTGTTGACGTTGCTTTCCCACGCATGAGCAAGCAAGTTGATGACTTTGCAAAACAAGCTATGTATACCTCTGGGTTATCAGAGACCATGGCAAAACGATACACCGGTACATTCGGTGCGATGACTAAAGCTTTTGGTTTTAATGAACAGAAAGCTTACGAGATGTCAACAGCCTTAACTAGTTTAGCGGGCGATGTGGCATCTTTTTATAATATTAGTCAAGATGAAGCCTACACAAAGCTGAAATCAGTCTTTACTGGTGAAACAGAGACACTTAAAGATTTAGGTGTGGTCATGACTCAATCAGCACTTGATGCCTATGCAATGGCTAACGGATTTGGAAAGACGACACAAGAAATGTCTGAGGCTGAAAAAGTTGCTTTGCGGTTCGCATTTGTAACAGACAAGCTTTCATTGGCTAGTGGCGACTTCGCTAGGACATCGGATAGTTGGGCTAACCAAGTTAGGATTATGAAGCTACAGTTCGAAAGCTTTATGGCAAGCGTCGGAGTTGGCTTGATTAACATTTTTACCCCTGTTATCAAAGTTATTAACTTTTTGCTCAGCAAATTGCTGACAGTAGGTAATGCTTTTAAAGCATTGACAGAACTATTTACTGGCAAGAAGTCTATGAAAGGCTCCGGTATTCAAGAAACTGCTGATGCAGTTGGTAATTTAGGAGAGGCTTCTGATGGTGCGGCAGGAGGAGCTGGCAACTTAGGAAAAGCCGCCAAAGGAGCCGGGAAGGCTGCGGATGGAGCTGGTAAAGCAGCTAAGAAAGCTGCTCAAGAAATGAAATCTCTCATGGGATTTGACCAAGTAAATAAACTATCTGACTCATCCGATAGCGGAGATGGTGGTGGAGATTCCGGAGGCAGTCCTGGTGGTTCAGGCGGCGGAGGTGGTGGAACACCTAAAGGCGCTGAAGTCGATATGGGGAAAATTGCTGAAGGTGGGAATCAATTATACGGCCTGTTTGATGGATTATTTAAACGATTGCTTGAACTCGTCAAATTGTTCCAGAATGGTTTCAGCGCTTCATTTAGATTCGATGGTGTTGAACGCCTTCAGAGTGCTTTAAAACGAATTGGCGAAGTACTTCAAGAGATTTTTACAGATCCAAAAGTTGTTGCTTCTTTTCAAACTATGCTTGATAAGATAGCTTATGCTCTAGGGCAGTTTACTGGCTCGATAGGAACTGTTGCTCTTGGGATAGGAGTCTTTATAGCCGAAAGTATAGCTAATGGCTTGGAACGCCAAAAAGAGCATATTAAAGGCGCTTTAGTATCCCTATTTACGAATATAGGTGGCATTGCAGAATCAGCTGGAAATATCGTCCAGATTTTATCAAATGCATTCTATGATGTCATCACATCGTCTGGAGCAGTAAGAATTGGCAGTGCGATTGTATCTGCAATTTTAAGTATCGGTTCAACGATTATTGATGTTGGTAGTAGCTTAGGTCGGGATCTTATGAAAGGATTAGAGATAATCGTTTCGGATAATGCCCCTGGATTAGTTAAGTTTTTAGCTGGTGCATTAGAGAAGTTAGCACCATTGTTTGAAACAATTGCAAAAGCTGTTGATGAATTAGGGAATATAATTAAGCGTAACTATGACAATGTTGTTAGTCCGTTTATTATTGGTTTTTCTAAAGGATTATCTAAGCTAATCGGACCTATCACTGCATTTGCTACGGTATGGAAAACAATAGAATTCGCTTCAATGATAGAACAAGCCGGCGGACTTCCGGCTGTTTTTGCTAATGTTAAGACTGCATTCGATAATGTTGGAACAGCAATTCATGCCGTAACAATTGCTAAAGTAAAAGATATTGCAGAAACTGCCATCCTAAACGCAATGTATGCAAAGGATTTTGTGGTTAATACAGCAACATTGATTGCCGAAAAAGGTCGAGAGGTGATTGCTTGGGGATTGAGTACTGCGGCTAAAGTTGCTGATACTTCAGCTAGTTTTGCAGCAACCGCAGGAGCAACAGCATTGAGCGCTGCGACGTGGGCACTCAATGCAGCAATGGCAGTATTGACAAGCCCAATAACCCTAGTCGTTGGAGCAGTGATTGCCTTAGTTAGTGTTGGAGTACTACTCTATCAAAACTGGGATATTATCAAAGCAAAATGTATTGAGATCTGGGGTGCTGTCCAAGAATGGTTTAATCAGGTTTGCACTAATATTGCGAACTTTTTTAGTAATTTGTGGACAAAGACCAAAGAAGTGTTTGCCCCTGTTTCTCAATGGTTCAAAGATAAGTTTAAACAAGCTTGGGATGCCATTGTTGCTATCTTTACCGGTATTGGTTCCTGGTTTTCTCAACGTTACAATGAGTTAAAAAGCAATCTTGCTTCTATTCCTGATTGGTTCAAAGACAAATTCCGCAACGCGTGGACAGGTTTAACAGGTATCTTCAATCCTATTGCAAGTTGGTTTGCAGGGAAGTGGAGTAATATTCAATCTGCTCTTGCTAGCATACCAGGGTGGTTTTCTTCAAAATTCCGCGAAGCATATAACAATGTCAAGAATGCATTTTCGGGCATTATCGGGTTCTTTAGCGGACTTTGGGGGCAAATACGCTCAACGTTTACTCATGTTGGAACCATGGTTGGAAGCGCCATTGGCGGTGCTGTACGTAGCGTTATTAACGGGGTACTAGGGACGGTAGAAAGCACAATCAATAGTGGTATCAGCTTACTCAATGGCGCTATTAGCGTGATTAATAAATTACCTGGTGTAAATATCGGTGGATTTAGTTACATTGGACTACCTCGACTTGCTCAAGGTGGCTTTGTTAAGGCCAATACACCACAAATTGCCATGATTGGTGATAACAAGCATTACGGTGAGATTGTTGCTCCGGAAAATAAAATGCTTGAAATGGCACGTCGTGCAGCGGAATTGTCAAATAATGGCGGTGGGCCAGAAGTTCTAGCCTTACTGACACAGTTGTTACAAGCGGTTCGTGCTCTTGATTTGACAATTGATGGTGATAAAATCACCAAGAAGATTGTAGATAAAATCAATGAAATTGCAATTAAAACAGGGGAATCCCCCCTCATGATTTAGGAGGTATGCATGAGTGAAATATCAGTAGGTGGAGTAGCTCTTGCTTCTCCAGTTGAAATCAGCATCAATAATGAGATTATCTGGTCATCTTCTACGGGTCGTAGTGCTAGTGGATTGATGACGGGTGACGTCATTGCGGAAAAACGTACATTCTCCATCAAATGGGGAATTATCACAGAAGCAGAAAGAAATCTTATCAAGTCTAAATTGGTAGCCGGATTTTTTACTGCAAACATTTTAGGACAGTCTATCACTGGTTATCGCGGAACTATCACAGAGACAGTAATGGGACGTCTGAGTGACGGTGTGACCTATTACAACGGCTTATCTGTATCTATTATCGAGCAGTAGGAGGAATTATGCTAGAAGTAACATCAGATTATATCAAAGCAATAGAGAACCATCTGCGCGTGTTTGAGGCTAACTTTGACTTAAATGGTAAGAGATACACAAAAACCAAAATTGCATCAGCTACTTACGACAGTTCCATCGGTAATGGTAATGATTTTACAATTGGTGGTGGGTACATCAATAGTCTAGAAATTGAAATTAAAGAGATTATTGAAGGTCTGCAAGAAATGATGCCGGCAACAATGTCGGTAGCAATTGCGGGTAAAACCGTCCCACTTGGCAAGTTTTTTGTTACCGAGGTCAAGCTAGATCGTAATGATAAAAAGACCAAAATTAAGCTACAGGACGAGTTTGTTAGATTGTCTGGTGCTTATGATAGTCAGCTTACTTATCCAGCTTATACAAGGGATATTTTATTAGAAATCGTGAGATTGACAGGTATCACGACAGATACTAATATCCAATTAGTAAATGATCAAGTTGCGAAGAAACTAGAAAAAACAAGTTATCGTGAGGCGTTAGTTTATTTAGCGCAATTATCAGGAAGCTTCGTCAGATTTAATCGTAATGGGAAGCTTGATTTTATCAAGCTAAAGACAACATCAAGACATATCACAAAAGATATGTATAAGCCAGGTGGATTAGAACGTGACGAGATACCTTACAGGTTGAAAGGTATTGAGTGTAAGTCTGCTGATAAGGTTGTGTATAAATCAGGATTGTCCACAGGTAATATCATGAAGTTAAAAAATCCATGGGTTACACAAGAAATTCTGGATCGTGTCTTCAATGAATACCGTGATTTTAACTTTTATCCCTATACGCTCTCATGGCGTGGTGATATGGCCATGGAATCCGGTGACTGGGTTACAGTACACTGGGATGAAAATATCTATTTTGATATTCCAATGCTGTCCTACAAACTTTCGTTTGATGGTGGTTTATCTGCCCATAGTAGTGGAAATGCTGCTGGAGTTGCACAAGGTACTTATAAATATAAGGGAGCCGTGCAACGTCAAATTGAGTATTTGGACGAACTTATCACTAAACAAGGTAGCATGTACCTTGATACAGCAAGCCCTACAAAACCAAAAAATGGAGATATATGGTTTAAACCTAATGGTGGCTATGTTGAAATGTGGGAACGTGTAGAAGGTTCATGGGTTAAAAAGGCAGACAGCGCTAATGTCGGAGAAATTGTCAATAAGATAACCACTGATGAATTGCTAGCAAAAAAAGTTTCTGTAGCAATTGGTAATTACATTACGTTAAATGCTAAAAATATAACTGCTGGAGATCTGGATTTAGCACGTTTGCGAATCATGAATGGTTTGCAAGAGATTGTTTCCGTTCGTGACGGCAAAGTTGTGATGAACATTGATAAGCTCACTATCAATGCTCAAGATGTAGCGACGAAAGAAGATCTAAAAAAAATTGAACTGACTCCTGGACCTCAAGGGGAACGTGGTCAACAGGGGGTGCCTGGTATCCAAGGTTTGCAAGGACCGAAAGGCGACCAAGGTATCCCAGGGAAAACTGGAGCTGATGGACGCACTTCATACTTGCATAGAGCCTGGGCTAACTCTGCTGATGGACGTGATGGATTTAGCACATCTGACAGTAGCAACAAACGCTATATAGGTACTCTGACAGACTTTACTGCAGCTCACAGTCAAGATCCTACACAATACAAATGGACAGCGTTGTTCGGGACGACAGAACAGGCTGGGAATATTCTGCTTAATTCAGGTATCCTATGGAGAAATAAGCACCGACAAGATTTCATCTTGGCTGAACCTTTAAAAGCTGGCAAACAGTACACTTTAAGCGCTAAATGGTGGAGGAGTGATAACAGTACACTTAGTTTTGGTATTCGTGAAAATCCTAGCGATAGCTGGCAGTGGATAAATTTAGCATATAGCTTTGAGTTGGATGTTTGGAGCGCTACTTTCACATCAAAGAAAAATCTTAACACTGGAGATGCTGTTTCATTCTTCACTGTTGAACCAGAGGGAGTCGGTAATGCTAATTGGGCTGTTTTAACAGTTGGAGCTATACCTATGACGAGCTGGCAACCTCACTGGTCAGAAACTCAAAAACAGCTTGATTCTAAAGCTGACCATAAATTGACTAATGAGCAATTAAATGCGCTAGCTGAGAAAGCTCAACTTCATGACGTTGAGCTAAAAGCTAAAGCCACAATGGATCAACTTAGTGATTTAGAAAAAGCATATAATGACTTGGTAAAATCAAATGCAGACAGCCAAAAAAAATCTGAATTTGATTTAATCGAAGCGGGTAGGAGAATTGAGTTTTTATCAATAGAATTTGGTGGTTTGAAAGAGATGAAAAAGTTCATCGATACCTATATGAGTGCTTCAAATGAGGGGCTCATCATTGGAAAGAATGATGCTAGCTCATCAATAAAAGTCAGTCATGATAGGATTTCCATGTTTTCTGCAGGTAAGGAAGTAATGTATATTTCGCAAGGTGTAATCCATATTGACAACGGTATTTTTACAGCGTCAGTTCAAATCGGAAGATTTAGAACAGAACAGTATTATCTTGACAAAGATGTGAATGTTATTCGATATGTAGGAGGTTAAAAAGAGGAAAATGACTAAATTTATCAATTCTAGTGGCCCATTGCACTTGAATATTTATATTGAACAAGTTAGTCAGGACATTGCTAACAACTCATCTAGAGTTAGTTGGAGAGCTACCGTAGACCGAGATGGAGGTTACCGAACTTGGAACGCAGAAAATGGAAGTGTTTTGTCTGTATGGTTAAATGGTTCAAGTGTATATAAGAGCAATTTAAGTTTCGAGACAGAGGGACAAGAAACGACTCTCGCGTCTGGTGAAGCTACTATTCCTCACAACAGTGACGGAACAAAGACTATGTCTGTATGGGCATCTTTTGACGCTAACAACGGAATTCATGGCAACATTACAATTTCGACGAATTATACATTCGACAAAATTCCTAGGTCTACGCAAATTTCTAGCTTAGAAGGAAATCGAAATTTAGGCTCACTTCATACCGTTATATTCAATCGAAAAGTTAACTCATTTACTCATCAAGTCTGGTACAGAGTTTTTGGAAGCGAATGGATTGACCTAGGGAAGAACCATACTACTAGCGTATCCTTTACCCCGTCTTTAGATCTTGCTCGACACTTACCTAAATCTAGTTCCGGACTAATGGACATCTGTATTCGAACATATAATGGGTCTACTCAAATTGGAAGCGATGTGTACTCTAATGGCTGGCACTTTAAAATCCCAGACAGTGTAAAGCCTACCTTCACAGGTCTTTCATTAACTGACATGAATACGATCGCAAGACGGCTTTTGAGTGGAAATGACTTTTTACAAATCATTTCAGATATCCAAGTAAACTTCAACAATGCGTCTGGCGCCTATGGATCTACTATTACAGGATATCGAGCTGAAATTGTTAATAAAAAAATGGTCGTAACTAAAAACGGTGGTAGTTTTGGTATCATGAACTTTAGCGGTTTGGCAACCATTCGAGCTTATGTTGTCGATAGTCGGGGCAAACAATCAGATACTAAAGATATTACTATCAACGTGATTGAGTATTATGCCCCTTCCTTTAGTTTTTCCGCGCTTAGAACTAGAGGCAATCCAAATACACTGCAAGTGTTAAGAAATGCCCGAATAGCTCCTATAATGCAGTCAGGAAAGCAAAGGAATGTAATGTCCTTAACTTTCAAAGTTGCTCAGATAGGTAATGAGAATTTCACGGATGATAATGGTAGTGCATCTGGTAATTTTACAAGTGTTCATACATTGACTAATTCAGCCGCTAACATGTCGGGAAATTATCCATCGAATAAATCCTTTGTGATTATTGGTAAGCTTGAGGACAAGTTTACAAGCGTTGAATTTTCAGCTACTGTTGCAACCGAAAGCGTAGTAATGTCCTATGATAAGAACGGACGTGTAGGTATTGGTAAGGTTGCAGAATTTGGGAAACCAGGTTCATTGGATGTTTTAGGAGATATCTATGCTAATAATCAACCTATCCAGCAATATCAGTTAACTGGTAATAGCGGTGGACCGCTTTGGTTTGATGGAAATCCTAATGTAACTAACGCGAATTTGGTTGATCAGCCTGGCCAGTATTATATTGATCGAACAGCTAGAGGAAATCCAAATGGGCAGTGGGGCTATCTGTTCCACTATAGCAACTACGGAAAGAACACAGATGGGTATAAAGAGGCTATTCAGCTATTCTATGGGAATAACGGGCAGGTCTATTTCAGACATCACAGATGGTCTAAGACTATTGATGATTGGGAAGATTGGGTAGAATATGCCTCTAAGAATGACATCCAAAAATACACTCAAGCCTCTGCTTGGCAAGTCCTACCTTTGCAAAATAGCTGGGTACATCATCCTGATTACGACAAAGTTCAATACTCAAAAACATTGGATGGAGTGGTTTACATCAGAGGCACGGCTTACAAAGGCAGAACAACAAAAGAGACAGTTATTGGTGTCTTACCTGTCGGCTTTAGACCTAAACAAACTATGTTTGTATCAGCTCTAAATAATAGCTATGGCATGGCTGTTTTAGGTATCTATTCGAGCGGTAACGTAGTTGTCAAGGGGAACGTTGACGCTACATGGCTCAACTTTGACAACATATCATTCAAAATTTAAGGAGGAAATATGAAACTAGAATATGGCTCAAAAACACAGGAATTTGATGCAAGTGGAACAGCATCAGCTACCAAGGTCACACTTGTCAACTCAAATGGTGCTATCGTACCTATCTTGTTACCTGCTGATAAAATCAGCTTATCAAATAGCGAACTTTTTGAGTTAGCTCTTGAGGCTCTTTATCAAGAGAATTTCCCAAACCGTGCTGAAAATGAGAAATTCAACCAGGTGGATGCGCAGCTCAAGCAAAATAAGGAAATGGCAACTAAGGTAGAGCAAGCGGCCGTAGAGAATAAGGAAAATCTTGACACGGTATCATCTATCACTGAGGTTCTGATTGCTTTGGCTATTTCTCAAAACGGAGGCATGCCTACTCATGCTTACAACAAGGTTGCTGGGTTCATCAAGCCACTTGTCAAGAGCACTCGCTATGCAAATGGTGACATCGTGGCTATGCCTTATCCGTTTGATACGAATCCAAAATGGCCGAGTGGAACCAAGACTATCTTTAAGTTCCAGATGCAGGCTACTGAAGGCTACACTTGGAAAGAGCAGTCACTACCTGATATGCTGCAGCAAGGTGTATTGACCGTGGTCATGCCACGAATTGATTAGAGAGGAGAGTGTATGCGAGACTTACCACTACATGAACTTATTGAACATCTGAAGAATCTTTCATCCAGTCCTTACATTCATATCTTTTTTTGGCTGATGATTTTAGATATTATCACAGGATATGTTAAGGCGTTTAAAACCAAGCGATTTGATAGTAAGATTGGCACTATGGGATTGATTCGTCATTTCGTAGTATTCACAGTCATCTTACTTGTTGCGATGTATGCTCGTTCGCTTGGCGTTCGTCCGTTAGGAATTACCTGGACGATGTTCTTCATTGCTAACTATCTAGGCTCAGTACTTGAGAACTGGGAAGCGATTGGTTGGGCGTTCCCTGAGTTTTTAAAACCGTACATCAACCAAATCAAGAAAGACAATGCTAGAAAGCTAGGTCAATTATTAGTAAATATTGACCAGAAAGATAAATTTGACGAAAAGGAGAAATAACATGAATCAAATCACAGAAATCATCACAAATGGTGCAATCAGCATCCTAGTCATTTTGGCAGGCGTGGCAGTTAAATCGATTAAGGATTACCTGGTTCAAAAAGGTGGAGAAAAGACAGTCAAGATTGTTGAAATTTTGGCCAAAAATGCGGTCAATTCAGTTGAGCAAGTCGCATCTGAAACTGGATATAAGGGTGAGGAGAAGCTGGAACAGGCTCGTGATAAAATCCGCGCTGAACTTACAAAATACAACATCAGCATGACCGACAAAGACCTCAACACATTTGTCGAGTCAGCTGTCAAGCAGATGAATGACGCATGGAAAGGA